AGGGTTGTAGGCACCAATACCCAAATTCTCGAACACAGAAAAACCAATTGTACGAGCTTTAGGATCGTCAGCAGAGAGAACGGTCAATTCTGTACGAACAGGGATACGACCGAACATTTCTGGCTCACAGCAGACATAAACAGTTCCAACAGGAACAAGACGGCTAGTGATGATCTGAGCACCCCAAAGAGTAGCCTGAAGACCAGTCTTGAGAAGTGCCGCTTGGCTCTCGATGTCGAGGATATCTCTACCGAACTTACGGATGTCAGCATAATCACGAGCATTCATGAAGATACGGGCAACACGAAGGTCGTGACGCTCAATGAGGCTAAATGCGTCAGCAAGAACAGCACCATTAAGAGGAGCGATAACAGGAAGGTCAGCGTTAGTTTGACCTGCAACTGAATCAAATCCGTTTGCCGCAACTGCGTCAAGAATAGCGAATACACGCTCGTCTTCAGCCGCTTGGATTTGAGCACGAGCTAAATCTTGTGCCCTCTCGATAAGGTCAAATCTACGCTCTTTGATTTGAGTCAAAGGAATCTCAGGATTTGAAGCAATCTCGAAAAGAGGGAAGATAACCCTACGAGGTTTGGTGATTGCAAGAATGTTTTCACCCTCTTCACCAACCACAAATGCAGTAACATCTGGGTCTTTGTCGTAGATAGGTAAAGCACCGTCTGGAAGTTGCTCGACTAAGAAAGTCTTGCGACCAACAGAGGTGTAATCTCTACGAAGGCGTAAAGGTTGAGTCATTGAAGCGGCGAGCTTCGCACGACCTTGAGGAGTCTTAATGTAGTCAGAAATGATCTTCTGTTTTACGGCATTATCAACTGTATTACTCATAATAAATCACTCTTCCTTTCTATCAGATGCGTTGGTCGTATACCAACTCATCAGAAGTTGAGTCGGGAGAGATTTTAAGAATACCGATGGTAGTAGCACTATCAGTATGATCGTGATTTGCATTATTTACAGCGGTGGTCAAGAAACCATTGATAGAAGCAATCAATGTAGCACCAGGAACATAAGTTGCTGTGATGTCAGCATTGGTAGCAACATTTACTGTCTCATACAGAAGGTTCGCAAAAGTACCTTGTGCAGAAACATATGGGCCACGGTTAGAAGCAACACCTGGTTGATTCTCAAAAGCATTGCCCGAAGCATTGTTGATGAAAACACCAAGCACACGCTCAGTAGCAGGAGCGGCTGCCACTGAAGGTCCACCATGCTCGTTAGTAGTACCACGAGTAAAAGCGATAGAACCGCTAAGTACTCCGAGTACATTTGTTAAAAGACCTGGTGCTGATGTAGCATTAGCACCAAAAACGGGGTTTGACTGAGTGAAAGCACTGCTGTGTAGTTGACCTACAGTATTACGCACACCAACATGAAGTATACGCAACGCAGAGCTTGACTCTGTAAAACCACCACTAGCTTGTCCAAGTAGAGCCATGAGATTTCTCCTATTAAGCTCGTACTCTCTGTTTTCAAGAGAGTAGTGTAGTTAAGAATAGGGTGGTCTTACAACCGACCCCCAAAAGTTTTCCAATATAATAGCGTCATTAATAAATAAACTATTACAGTTTATTTATATCTTATCCGAAGAACTTGCTTACATCGGGAGCAGATTCCCAAAGTTTAGAAAGTTCGTCTGAACCTCTTGAAGCCTCACGAGAAATGTTCCCAAGAGTCTTAACTGCCGATTTACGAGCTGAGGTGCGTGGGCGATAAGAAGCTTTCTTCTTAGCCTTTTCCTCAGTCTTTTCTTCTTCAGAATCTTCTTCAGTCTTTTCTTCTTCGCTAGAATCTTCTTCGCTAGAATCTTCTTCGCTAGAATCTTCTTCATCAGAATCTTCTTCATCAGATGCAGTAAAGATTGAAGCGAGGCGAGGATCCATAGCCATCAGATCGTCAGCGTTCATATCAAGCCCCATGACATCTTCACCCATCATATGAGTTTCAATATCATCAGCTTCAATATCATGAGCTTCAAGTTCATCTGCTTCAATATCATCTGCTTCAACAGTTTCTTCGGCAGTGTAACCAAAGTTTGAATCGTTCATTTCACGAGAGTCATCAGCCTCAAGCTCTGCAAGAAGAGAAGCCATGTCATCTCCTGCTTGACGATCAGACATATAAGCAGAAAGAGCTTCTGCGAGTCGTTCAATCTTAGCAAGACGCTGAGTAGGTTGACCTTCAGATGGCTCATTTTCTGGAGAAGTGTCGATCTGTAGTTCTGGGTCTTCAACTGGATTGTCTGTGCCAACTTGTACAGCATTATCAGCGAGCTTACGAACCTTGCGAGCAAGACGAGCGTTTGCCGCTTTGAGCATAGCGATTTCTTCTGCTAGTTGATCTGCTGAATTCATACCCATGTCATCAGCTTCAAGTTCAGCCATGATGTTTGCGAGTTCATCATCAGCTTCAATATCATCAGCGAATGACTCACCAAGACCCATAGCGACTTCATCACGAGAAAGGAATCCGTCTTCGTTTGTATCCATAGAGTTGAATGCAGAGTCTGAACCACCCCATTCGCTCATGTCGATCATTTCATCACCGTCAATGTCATATTCATCGAACATACCATGACCCATGTGACCATCAGCTTCAATCTCATCACTTGCATTACCTGGACCTGTGAAGTCAAGACCATCATCATAGTCAGTACCGACTTGTACAGCATTGTCTGCAAGACGAGCAACACGAGCATTAACAGTACGATTAGGGAGATCCATCATGCGTAGTGCAAGATCTTCAACTTCAACTTGAGAAGCTCTACGACCAAGACGAGATTCAGCGATTTGAATACACTTTGCCGCTTTACGCTCCATAGCTTTCTTAAGATTCTCTTGGCGAAGATCATCAGTAAGAGCATAATCCTCAGCGATCTCATCAGAAGAAGCAGGGTGTTCAGGAGTCCAACCTACAGAGGCAGGAGCTGGGCCTGAGCGATAGGGTCCTTTACGGACTCCTTCACCGAACTCTGAATCGAGTCCATAAGCGTCAACATCGGGTTGATCAGAGGAGGCAGGATGACCGAAGTGATCCCAACCGAGGTTATCAGAACCTGGAAGGGCAGAGTTTGCTCTGCGATTTCTTCTACGAGCAAGTTCTGCCCTGCGTGACATATTCTTAGAACGAGAATACCTAGACATAAGGCAATTCCTTTCTGGGGTGAAACAGGGCGAGACTTATTTCTGCCCGTAAGTGTTAAGGGATAACAGTTTAGCTAATCTTACAAGACGAAGAGTGTCTTGCTTCGATAATTTTTTACCGTTTAAGTAGTTGGCTTGCTCAAGATAATCAACAACACTATTATATTGTGTTGTTGTACCTAGAACACTAGCCAACTTATAAACATGGGTCGGGACATGAACTTTACAATGGTTGTTTACCAAAGTAATGTTCAAGACAGCTTCTTCAACAGTTTTAGCTGTTTTAACAGAAGCATCTAAGAGACTCATATATTTAGAAGCAGAAACTCCCTCTTTGATAATCGTATCATTTTGCTCAACGACAGATTTATCTATTGGGGGGTTCATAACTTCTTGAGCTTTTTCTGCTTTGATCTCGTTCTCTAGTTTTTTACGAAAACGATCTACAATAGCAGTCTCATACACAGATTCTAATTGTTTGAGCAAAGACTCTGAAGGGGTTGAAGCGTCATCGCCTCCACCTTCTTCTTCATCCTCATCCATATCAAAAGGGCCAGCCTTTTTAGTTAGTTGACCATGAGGGTCATACCAAGGAGAACTTTGTAAGCTAGAGGCTTTGGCGATCCACTTTTCGGGGACTTCATTTAGTTCCACATCCGAAGCAGATTTTGCCATATCAGCAGAGGGTATCTCTAATGTGTTTCGAGCAACAGCTCCTGTAAATGCAGGAGTTGCGACCCAAGAAGCCTCAATGAAGGTAACACCTGCTGTGCCACCAATATCTTCATGCCCACAAAGCTCTGCTACTCTATGCTGATTTCCTTGCTCATCATAGAAAACATTGCCCTTCTCATATTTAACATGAGAACACATCTCTGTTTCATCAGCGGCTACATGACCACATTTAGTACAAATGGTAAAGTCTACGCTACATCCCATAGACATTGCGTTCATTTGACCCGACTCGATCTGTTTTACTAAGTCTTCATGCTTACGATCAGTGGCGACAAGGATGTCTACATATAGAGATTCACCTATGTCTCTAAGGACAGCATCTATAATGCGACCTTTTGAGAGTTCTTCTACTTGGATATGCTCAACAAAGTTATGAGCACCAATGAAAGTCGGATAAGACTTCTTGATCACTTCCCTTGACCATGAGTCGAGGTTGTTATTGATGAACTTATCTGTATCTGAACTTATACGATAGTCAGCATATTTACGGTTAATGGTTTGCCCACCCTCAGTGATCGAGCCTGTCTTTGTATTAGGAGGCGTGAAAGCATCGACAGAACAAACGATTGTGGAGTGTGTAAGTAGAAATCTATCGGGAGTGAAAGGTTCGCCTAGAATATCCTCAGCTTGCTTTTTGAGCGAGGCATTGATGGTTTTATCACCAGAAGCGATTCTAACTTTATCCCATTGTAGACCATGAATAGAGGGCTGTACTACATTAGCCCTAGCATATCTTAAAAATGCCATGCTTTACCCCTTAATGATGTCGGAAGGTTTGATGATGAAGAGACAAGTATAACAAGCGAGCAGTTTCTCACTCTTACCTCCTCTTCTTTTGTAAACAGTATTGCCGAGTGGGTTTTTGCACTTAGGACAACAAGGTTTTACCTCATGCCGACATTGGCGATATGTACGATCCCTTTTGTACCAATAAATAGCTTGCTTCATGTACTTGGAGGCGACACGACTAGCTTGCTTTTTAACAGAACGAGATGAAACAGGAACAGTACCTACGCCACCAGGGATAGTATCTTGGTCATCTTCGTAAATGTTCAAGTAATCACCCGAAGTATCTACTACAAGATCCTCTACAGGATAGCGTTGCGAACCATGAGGAAACTGCACATCTACCATACCAATAGCAGGAAAGATAGCTATAACCAGACCAGACCTTGACGGATTACCCCCAAGAAAGGGATAGACACGCATCCCAAGTTCAAACGCTTGGGATCTACGCTGATAATCAACATACTGTGTAGATCTTTTTTGCATGATTTTAGTGCCTCCACTCTTATAGTAGGTGTCAATAAATGAACTATTAAAATTATTTGCTTGTTTTTTTGAGGTTGCTGACTCTGATTCTTGAGTTGCTGTGTCATCAAACAGCTCTGTAAGCCTAGTTCTTATCTCTTTAAGTTTCTGCCTCTTAATCGCACCATCTAAATTTTTCACTTTTTCTAGTTCTTGCTGTATCTGCTCCCACCTAAAGCGTTTAGCGTTTCCACTGTAGAGTTGGACACCATCAATGCTACTCCGAGTTTCTTCAGCAAACCATCTAGTTCTGAATTCCTCCCCTGCCGCTTCTCTTTGTTCATCGGTATAGGGTTTATTTGTTGACAGATCAATCCCATCAACAAACACCTCGAAAAACTTCTCTTTGTTATCTCTCCAAAATTCCTTCATCTGCTTCTTAACTTGCTTGGAAACCCCCTCATCACCCTTTTTCGGTTTGTAGTGACCGTCACCTTTAGATTCTTTTTCGACTGTGTAGAGATTAACGAACCCACCACTCATGTAATCCCTTAACATCTTCTTCATGTCATCAGATAAAGGATTAGGGCAAGGATCATCTGATGGTTTGAGCTTCCTGTCACCAAGATCTTTAGAATTATTTGTTGGACCACCTGGACAATAGTCGTCATCCAACAAGTCAAGCATTTCACCATAAGGCCCTTGTTCTCCACCTACCACAGCCTTAAAATCTTCTGTGTCAAGGTTTTCAGTGACCGACTCAATTAGATCTCGTGTCTTACTAGGGTTTGTGCCTTGTTGGGAGAGCAAACTAATTCCTTCTTCCCAAGCTTCAGATCCTGTTTGCCTTGCAAGCTCAAGCAATTTGTCGGGTACTTCAGCATACCCATCAATGACACCTTCCTCTTTTATCATGCGTACTGTATTGAGGGCAGTTTCTGATGATTTTAAGTTTGCGATCTTACCTTGTAAGGACTTCTTTTCATCTTCGGACAGTCCTTCATCTTTTAAGGTTTCTATAGCCTCGTCAATATCCTCTTTGACCCTAGAAACCATGTTAGTACGCTGATCTGTGTCCATCTTCTTAAAGCGTCTTGATTGGACTCTGCGTACATTCTCTAAGTGTTTCTCTTTATCATGATCATCCCCATCACTAGGAAACTCACGCAACCCAAACTCTGGGTCTTCTGCAATGCTCTTTTGTGCGTGGGTAATTGCTAGGTATTTCCCTAACTCTTCTGCAAAACCCTCTCTGTCTGAAGGGGGCTTCGGAGGGCCGAACTTTTTATTCTTCACTTCGTCATCGAGGT